ATAGCGCGGGCAAACTGAGCCAGCGTCATCTTTGTCCTGATAAGCGCGCGGACGCCAAGTGGGTCGGCTGTGGGGTCGGCTGTGGGGTCGTCTGCCATATGAACCTCCTATGGCGTAATCGCAATTAGGGTACACCTGCCGCGTACGCATATACAACAAGTATATCCCACCAGGTAGAGGATTTGTATAAGGGCATCCGCTTGCTACATCCGTGACATGGTGTATATTCTTCCGGCAGCAACCGGAGGATTCATGTTCGACAAGATAAAAACGGCTTTAGGTTCGCAGGCTGAATTAGCTCGCCAGCTCGGCATCGGCGTGGCAGCCGTCACGCACTGGAAGCGGAGAGGGCGGATCCCGGCGGATCGGGTGCTGTCGATTGAACGCCTGACTGGCGGCCAGGTCACCCGCCACGAGATGCGACCGGATTTGTATCCGGTCGAGCGGGTGGCGCCATGAACCAGTTGGCCATCGACTGGGAAGCCAACGCGCGCCACACCGATCCGCACACAAGCCACGCAGCGGCCGCACGGGTGCGCGAATTCGCCACCGGCCACATCGCCACGATCCTCGGCTGCCTTGAGCGTCACGGGCCTGCTACGGCCGACGAGATCGCCGGCCGGGTGGGGCTGCTGGCGCATCAGGTCAACAAGCGGCTGAGTGATTGCCAGCGGAAGGGTCTGGCGCGGCCGACTGGATTGTGCCGGCTGTCGGCGAGCAATCGGCTGGAGCGGGTGTGGGGGGTAGGCGCGTGACCAGCCTTGTCATCGACCCTGAATTCAAGGCCCTTATTCCACCGCTGCGACCAGACGAGCGCGCAGAACTGGAGGCAAGCATTGCGTCCAGTGGGTGCCGTGACCCGCTCACGGTGTGGGGTGATTTTCTTGTGGACGGACACAACCGCTACGAAATCTGTACGAGGTTGGGGCTGCCTTTTGCTGTTTGGCAAATAAAATTTGATGACCGCCTTGATGCGCTGATCTGGATTCGAAAAAACTCGTTAGCGCGCAGAAATCTGACAGAAGATCAGCGCGCGATGAACTTCGAGGCTCTTCGGCGGCTTGAGAGTGAGAAGCTCAGGCGTGAGCGTTCGGCGGCCGCCAGAAGGATGGGTGGAATGGCCACACCACAACAGGTTGAGGAGCGCTTGTCGCACACAGTGTGCGACAAGCGCTCTCAAGCTGACGCCATAGACACAAAAGCATCAGAGAAAACACCCGAACCGCGATCAAAGCCCGACAAAAAACAAAAGCGCGACACGCGCGATGAAGTGGCAAAGGCAGCAAATCTGCCTCGGCGAAAACTTTCCAAAGCCTCGCTTGTGATTGATGCCCGTCCAGACCTAGCCGACCAGGTGGAGCAGGGTGAGATCAAACTGGCCGATGCAGTGCGCGAGATAAAGCGTGCCGAAGTAATCGAAAAGTTAGAAAGCGTTGAGGCGCGCGAGCAGAAAGAACTGGCCGGCGAGTACGACGTGATCGTCATCGACCCGCCATGGCCGATGCAGAAGATTGAGCGGGACGTCGCACCTAATCAGGTGGCGTTTGAGTACCCGGTAATGCAGGAGGGCGATATTGCAGCCCTGAAGATGCCGGCCGCTGGTGACTGCCATATGTGGCTCTGGACGACGCACAAGTTCCTGCCGATGGCGCTGCGTTTGCTGGATGCCTGGGGCTTCAAGTACGTCTGTACGTTTGTCTGGCACAAGCCGGGCGGGTTCCAGCCAATAGGCCTCCCGCAATACAACTGCGAATTTGCGCTGTACGCCCGCAAAGGATCGCCGAAATTCATAGACACCAAAGCCTTCCCGGTGTGCTTTAACGCCGCGCGCGGTGCGCACAGTGAAAAGCCGGGGGAATTCTATGAAGTGGTCCGAAGGGTAACCGCTGGCCGTCGGATAGACATATTCAACCGTCGCGCAATCGACGGCTTTGATGTGTGGGGCAAGGAATCATCCAGCGGCGAGGGCATCAGAAATGCCGGTTGATAGGAAGCAGGAGGAACAATTCAAGGACGACATTACAGACGCCGTGGAGCGGCACATCCACTGTTTTAGCAGGCTTCACAAAGGTGTTCAGATTTCCACCGAAGATGAAGACACGCGCCTCTCATTTGATCTCAAGGTGGGGTTGTGGCTTCCGGTATCTGTCCGGCTTAGGACCGCAGGATATTTTAAGTTCCGTGATTTTTCTGTCCGGTGCAAGACACCGTTCAGCGGCCAAACCATTAACGGTGAGATGGTTCGGTGCGAGCTGGATAAGCTGCGCGCGGGTTACGGAAACTGCTACTTCACTGGCTGGCTTTCACGCGACGAAGCCCGAATTGACAACTACATCCTCGTCGACATAAACGCGCTTCGCCCACACCTGGACGCGATCAGTTATTCCGAGAAACCAAACGGTGATGGCACCGCTGGCCGCTACTACAAGCTGGACGCGCTGCAGGACGTTGGCGCGCTGGTTTACCAGTCGTGGGATGAGGATGACTACGCCCAGATCGATGCTCCTATAAATTATTCAGCCAACTACGGCTGCCGTTTTTAAGGGTTTACACGATGAAGTGGTTCAAGGTCCACGCCGAAATCATCCACGATCCCAAGATCCGAGCGCTTGCATTCGAGGACCGTTGGCACTTTGTTGCCGTCATGGCGCTGACCGCCGACGGCACGCTGGACGAGCCAGCCGAGCTGCGGGACGAGCTGGTTTCGGTGGCTCTTGGGTTGCACGGAATCGACCTCGAAAAGGCCAAAGCCAGGCTGATGCGGCTGCGTTTGATCGGCGACGACTGGAAACCCACACGGTGGGAAAAACGCCAAGAAAGTGCTGATGCGACGGCTGCTGCGCGACAACAGCGGTGGAGGGAAAGCCGCGCACAATCAAAGACATGCGAAGTCGCGACCGTTAGTAACGCGTTATGTAACGCGTTAGGTAACGGTACAAGTAACGGACAGAAGAAGAAGAAGAAGAGAGAAGAAGAATTAAGAGAGACATCTTGCGATGTCTCACGCGCGACCGGAAATCGGTTTGTCCCGCCAACAGCCAACGAGATCCGCAACTGGTGCCACGAGACCGGCCACCACATCGACGCCGAGCGTTTCATCGACCACTACACGGCCAACGGTTGGCGTGTCGGCAAAGTCCCGATGAAGTCGTGGCGGGCCGCCGCCTCGGGCTGGTGGCGACGCGACCAGGACAACCCGAAGCCGCGCGCAACCGGCACCCGAGCGCGATCACTGGCCGAAGACCTAACCGACCGCAGCTGGGCCGCCGCATGAAACAACGCATCACCGACGCCGACAACAAACCGCCGCGGCTGATCGACTCGGCCGACATTGCAGCCGACGTTGAAAAGTTCCTCTCGGCTGGCGGCCTGATCGACCGGCCTGCGTTCCGGCGTGATTTCTGCGAGCCGGGCCACAGAAACGACGAGACAAGCACCCGGCGCCGCTGGGTAACCGTGCCGCCCGAGCTTCGGGAATCAGCAAAACGAGGAGGGAATCGGAAATGAGCGACGAGAAAAACTTTCTGAATGGCTTGATTGTGAAAGACCGGCGCGAGAACGCCCCGGATTTTGTGGTGTTGAACTTCAGCATTAAACGCGAGGAGTTCAACAAAACCATGGACGCAATCGGGGGTGAGTGGATCAACGGCCAGGTAAAGCGCAGCCGAGGCGGGAAGCTCTACGCCGAGCTGGACACGTGGAAGCCCGCTGACAAGCTGGCGGATGTTGCGCGCGAAAGGCCGATGGCGCCCGCGATGGACAACTTCAGCGATGAAGTCCCCTTCTAGCCATGGCTGAAGGTATCAGCACCGTAATCAAAACCGAGGCTGCCGCTGACGAGCGCCTTGGCCTGATCCACCGCGACATCCGGAACCTGCTTCCGCGCGGTCCGGTGCTGGTGACTGTGGCGCAACACCTGCCAAAACGCTCCCTCGATCAGAACGCCATGTTCCGAGGGCTGGCGCGAGAGATCGAGGAATTCTGGAACCGCACCCGTCCCGAGAAAACCAGCGCAGAGGCGGTGGCGCGCGATCTCAAGGTTGAGTTTGGGATCATTACCACTGAGTACAGCCCGGTCAGCGGGAAGCGCACAGCGCGCATTAAATCAACCGCCGAGTACACGCGCGGTGAGATGACGGCGCTCATCGAGGCGACGCTTGCATGGGCGGCAGAGCAGCGCATCCCGATTCAGGATCCGAGGTCAGCATGACGCCACAACCGCCGCACATCTGCCACCTCTGCCATCAGGTGTTCTCGACCTCGATGGGCAACGCCGAGCACCGTGGGTTCGTCCCGCGCCGCTGCATGACCGGTGACGAACTGGTAGCCGCCGGCATGCGGAAAGATCGCCTCGGCGTCTGGAAGAGGCTCCGTCGATGACTGACAGGGTTGGCGTCCAAACAATGATCCTGCTGCCAGGAGGCGTAGATAACATGCTGCCGCTGATCGAGCGCGACATCAGGGCGCTGATCCAGACGGGCGCCGTAATTGTCACCGTCGAACTGCTAAAGAAACGCGATGCTGAAGATAACCAGCGCTGACAGGTACTTCAGTCTCTGCATCCGCCACCGCGCCGGGTTTGTGTGTGAGCGCTGCGGTACGTTCGCTCCGCCTGAACTTTCTAAGCGGTTGGACTGCTCGCACTTCCATGGACGCGGAAAGTGGTCGGTGCGGTTCGATCCTGAAAACTGCACGGCACTCTGCATGGGCTGCCACCTGTACATGACCGCGAATCCGATTGAGCACGTCGCATTCATTCAAGTAAAACTCGGGCTGTACCGGTACCAGGCATTGGCCGAGCGTGCGGCTAACACGACTCTCGGAAGACAGGCAAAGCGTGAAGTTAAAGAGATTGCCAAGCACTACAAGGCCCAACTGGAGCAGGTGAAATCGGGTTTGCCGCTGGAGGGATTCTGATGGTGAAGCGATGGGTTGATCTGGACAACTGGCGGCATAAGCCGCGCAAGTCGGACGCCGCACCATCCGCCGGCGTCACGTCGATCTACCGAGCGCGCGTGGCAACCATCCGAGCCAGCATCGAGGCCACCGAGGCGCGGCTTCGCAATCCATCCATTGAGCCGGAAGACATCGCCGGCGAAGAGAAACGCCTCGCCATGCTCCGCGCCGTTTTGCAGCGAGCCGAGACCTGATGTCGATCAACCATCACGAGGCGCAGTTTCTCGTGAGCGAGTGGGCCGTTGCCGAGCTGAACGAGGTGAGGCGGATGTGGTATCCAGCCACGGCGCCGGGGTTTTCCGATCACGTATCCGGCTACCGCGAGAGCTACACCCAAACCGAGAAAGACGTGCGCATCGATCACACCGGCTGGATCATGTCGGTCCTGATGGTGAATAAACGCGTCCACCACGAAGCACTAAAACGTCATTTCGTCGATGGCGAGCCTGTCGGCAAGCGCGCACGGAAAGCCGCACTCGACGCGTTCTGCCGCGCCTACGAAGCGTGGCAATCAACGCTCGAAAATATATGAACTTTGGGGCTCCCCAACCCATCCGCGAAGTGTTGACATGGGCGTGAGAGATTGCGTCTTTCAACTGCTCACGCTCCTTTAGCCCGCATCACGCGGGCTTTTTTTCGGGTGCCGCGCATGGATGTTCTGGAGCTGGTGAAGCGCCACGAGGGGTTCCGGCGTAAGCCGTACCTGTGCTCGGCCGGCAAGCAAACCATCGGATACGGCCGCAACCTCGACGACGTCGGGATCAGCGAAGCCGAGGCCGAGTGGCTGCTGCGCCGTGACATCGACAAAGCCACCGTGCAGCTTACGACGGAGCCGTACTGGGCCGGCCTCGATGACGTGCGCCGTGCGGTGTTGCAAGACATGGTCGTGAATTTGGGCTGGGCCGGGTTCTCCAAGTTTGTGCGGTTTCGGGCCGCGCTTGCGGCTCGCCAGTTCGACAAAGCCAGCACCGAGATGCTTGATAGCGCCTGGCGCCGCCAAGTGCCAACCCGCGCAAAGCGGCTGGCCTCGATGATGCAAACCGGCCTCTGGCCGCGCGACTGATGCCGCTTTTCGACTGGCAGGCCATCCTGACAGTGTGCGACACCGACGCAACGCGAAAAAACATGGGACTGTGCGCCGAAGTTGGCGTCGAGAAGGCAGCCAAGCAGCTCGGCATAAACCGCCGCACGCTTCAGCAAATGGCCGCTCGCCTGCGCGACAGGGCTGCCATTGCCGGATTGGCGCCAGCGCACGGCATGACGCATCCAGTGCCTGCGCCCTTCGCGGTTTCCGGCGTCTCGACGCTGTACAACGCCGAGGGCCAGATCGCGGCGCAGTGGGTGAAGTCCCGGCTGCGCGATGACGAAGCAGCGCAGGCGATGCGCGAGGCCATCGAGGATTTCGTCTCCGACTTTCGGGGATCCGCGAAGCCGATCAAAGCGCCGGCACGAAACACCGCCGGCCTGCTTAGCGTCTATCCGCTTGGCGATCCGCACATCGGGATGTATGCCTGGGCGGCTGAAGCAGGCGAAGACTTCGACGCCGAGATAGCGCGGGCCGATCTCACCGCAGCCGCGCAGCGACTGGTGGCGGTGGCGCCACGATCCGAGCGTGCGCTGATCGTGAACCTGGGCGACTTCTTCCACGCCGACAGCCTGAGCCAGCTCACCAAGTCCGGCAACAAGCTGGACGTCGACACGAGGTGGCCGCGGGTTCTCAAGCTTGGCTGCCAACTGATGGTTTCACTGATCGAGTTGGCACTTCGCAAACATCAGACGGTCGAGGTGGTGTGCAGCATTGGCAACCACGACGACCACAGCTCGGTGATGCTAAGCGCGTTCCTCGAAGCATGGTTCCACGCTGAGCCGCGCGTGCTGGTGCATCCGACGGCGTCAAAGTTTCACTACATCGAGTTTGGGCGGAACCTCATCGGCATCACGCACGGCGACACCGTGAAGCTTACGGCGCTGGGCGAGTTGATGGCCGCAGATCGGCCTGAGTCGTGGGGGCGGGCCAGTCACAGATATTGGTACACCGGCCACATCCACCACACCAGCAAGACCGAGCTGCGTGGCGTGGTGGTGGAAAGTTTCCGCACGCTGGCTGCGAAAGATGCCTGGCATAGCGCTCAGGGCTACCGCGCCGGCCGCGACATGTACGTGATCGTGCTCGACGCCGAGCATGGCGAAGTTGAACGGCATCGGTGCGATATCCGGCAGGTGCGTCCGCGGGGGTGACATGTCCACGCTCAAACCGATCAAGCAAACCCGACGCAGCGCCGAATCAGAAGTGCAGAAGCTCCGGTGCAACTGCGGCGAGCAGTCGTGGCACTTCCGCATCAGCGTCATCGGTAACCAGGTGTTCGCCGAGTGCAGTGAATGCCTCGCCGATTGGGGGCCATTTTTTGTATCCAACGTTTTAGCAGTGAGGCCTGACGACAATGGCTGAATCAATCGCACCAAAAAAGGTTCGCCGCTCGCGCACCATCTGGGCGGCCGTCGCAACCGCCGCGGTGGGTGCAGCACTCACAGCCGCACCTGACGCGATCCCGGCGGTCGCAACGGGTCCGGGCTTGATCCTAATCGCCGCGCTGAACGCTGCGCTGCGTTGCATCACAACCCAGCCGGTGCGGTAGCAGTGGAAATCAACGCCATCGTCGGCACGGTCGTGATGGCAATCCTTGTGTCAATCGTCACGGGCGCCATTGCCGGCAACATTTCGAGCCAGCGCACCATCGCCGCGCTGATTGTTCATATTGACTATTTGCGGTCTCACATCGACCGCCACGAAGAAACTATTTCCCGCGCGCATCGGCGCATTGACGAACTTGAGCGGAGCTGAACCATGGCTGCAATGAGTGACTATCTCGAAAACAAACTCGTAGACCTCACCCTGCGCGGCCAGGCTTTCACCGCACCGGTGACGTTGTATTTCGGGTTGCACACCACCGCAACCACGGATGCAGGCGGCGGCACGGAAGTCACCGGCGGCAGCTATGCGCGCAAGGCCGTCACCGCATCACTGGCTAACTTCGCCGGCACGCAGTCAACGGCCAGCACCGCGGCATCCAGCGGCACGGGCGGCGTTACGAGCAACAACGGAGTGGTGGATTTTCCCGCTCCGACCGCGAGCTGGGGCACCGTCACGCACTGGAGCGTCTGGGATGCATCGACCGCCGGAAACTTGCTCTTCCACGGCGCGCTGACCACGTCGAAAACGATCAACAACGGCGACGCCGCACCATCGTTCGCAGCCGCCGCGCTCGTCCTGACTTTCGCTTGAGCCTGACCTATGCCGGTCACGCACGCGTTTACATCCGGCAAGACTGACGGCGGCGACGCAACGCTCGTCCAGCCGTCCAACTGGAACGCAGATCACACGATCACAAGCCACCTCGATATTCCGGATGTCACGACTCCGGCCGCGCCAGCCGCAGGGCAACTGCGGATCTTTGCAAAGACGCGAGCCAACCGCGCCACTCTGAATACAATCGGGCCGGCCGGTGTGGACGTCGCCTATCAGCCTGCGTTTTTTGGCAACACGATTGTGATGTGGATGCCTTTAGCGACCACCCAACAAACCGCCATCGGGGTGTTGTACACCGCACGCAACGTGGGCACCGGCGCGGCACAAGACACTCCTGCGCAGGCAAACACCAGCGCGATGCTTTCGATGAAGCGGGCGCGTTTTGGCACCGGCACGACAGCGACAGGTGCGAGTGGAACCGTTACAAACTCGACTGTTGCGTGGCGGGGGAATGCGGCTGGCCTCGGTGGCTTCTTTTTCGGCGCTCGATTTGGAATCGAGACGCTGGCAGCAGACCTGCGCGTTTTTGTCGGGCTCAGTGCAAACAGCATTGCGATGGCTACAGATCCTTCGGCCACGGCGTTTAACAACAGCGTGGGTTTGATTAAAGATTCGGCCGATTCTGTTTGGCAACTGTTCACTCGCAACGCGACGGCAGGCACCAAAGTATCCTCCACCTGCACCATCACGGCGGGGCAGATTCTCGACCTCTACATTTTTTGCCCGCCGAACGGCGCGATCATGTATTTCCGATTGGCCGATGCCATGACGGGCACGATCTACGTGGACGACGTCAGCGCCACGGCCACGCTTCCTGCCATCCCGAACTTTATGTACATGCAGGCGCACACTCAGTCGGTTACAGGCACGACGGCCAAAACGCTCGCACTGAACAAAATGTATCTGGAGACCGACCTGTGACGTGGGATGTGCTCCAAAACGCCGCAGGTGAGCTGATGCTTGTCGAGACGGGCGCGGAAATCCCTGCGGGTTTTGTGTGCGTGGCAGTCACCGCGGATCCCGGGTATCTGGAATACATGGCCGGCTTGCCGGCGGAGTAAGGCGTGGCATTTGAATCCGGCGCGTTTCAATCAACGGCGTTTGAAAGTGCAGCCGTCGCCGGCGCCGCGCTTGATGCTGCCGCATCGGTAAGCGTCACCAGCGCAGCGGCGCTGAGCACCGGCATCCCGCTTGCTGCATCGGCAAGTACGACGGTCACTCAGGCCGCCGCACTCTCGACGCAGATCCCGCTGGCATCAAGCGTTGCGGCATCGACGACATCGAGCGCGGCGATCACGACGGCTGTTCGCCTGGCATCGAGTGCGAGCGCATCGGTCACGCAGGCCGCTGGGCTCACGTCGGCTATCCGTCTGGCGGCCTCTGCCACGGCTGGGGTGACGGCATCAGCCAGCCTGACCACTGCCATCCCGCTCGCAGCATCGGTGACAGCCGCTGTCACGGCGGCAGCAGATCTCACGACGACGGCAGGCGCAGCAGCGCTCTCCGCTTCGGTTGCGGTAGCAGTCACGACGATTGCAGCGCTCACCAGTTCTATCCGTTTGGCAGCCACGGCATCAACGGCTGCCACGGCATCAACGGCGCTATCCACGGGCATCCCGCTCAGTGCGGCGGCATCGGTAGCCGTCACTGCCTCGGTAGCGCTCACAGCGCCAGCATCGGGCCTCACCGCCTCGGCCTCGGCAGTAGTGATAGCGGCGGCCGCACTAAGCGTGGCCACTCGGTTCGCCACGTCGGTTCAGGTAGCAGTCACTCAGGCAGCATCTCTGACTACGGCGGTGCGCCTGGCGGCATCCGTCAGCGTCAGCACGACAGCCTCAACCAGCCTGACGACGGCCATCCCGCTTTCGGCCACAGCATCGACAGCGACCACGCAGACCGCAGCGATCACCGCAGGCATCCGCCTGGTGGCGTCGAACGGCGTGTTGGTCACTGGTGCGGCTGCACTGGCAACGGGGATCCCGCTGGCTGCTCAGGCGCCCATGGCGGTAACGGGCAGCGTGACGCTCACGGTGGTCACGGCTGCGGCTGCGCCGGCAATGCGGACGTTCTCGGTCTTGCTGGAAGACCGGTCGTTTATTGTTTCGGCTGAAGCGCGATCGTTTGTGGTTGAGGGCAGCCGGGTCTGGTCGGTCCCGTTTGAGCAAAGACAGTTCACGGTGACAGCGGAGGATCGTTCACTCGCCGTCGCAGCTTGAGGAAATCAAATGGCGACGATTGGAACAGCGATTAAAGACCCGCAAGCAACGCTTGATTACCCGATCAACTGGTCCGCGTGGCTGACCACCGACACCATCGCCTCGGTGATTTGGACGGTGCCAACCGGGATCGTGCAGACCGCCACGACCAACACCACGACGACCGCGACCATCTGGCTGTCCGGCGGCGAGGCCGGCACCGAGTACACCGTGACGTGTCGCGTCACAACGGCGGGAGGGCGCATCGACGAGCGCTCAATCGCGATCCGGGTTGCTCAGCGTTGACGGGTCCTCCCTGAGCTTTGCCTCGCGGGTGTGAGCGGCCCGGCATAAACGGCCTATATATTTCATGTACTTAGCGGGGTTGGCCATTGGCGACAATTAAAGAGGTCGCGCAGCACCTCGATCTCGGTGTCACCTCGCTCAAAGAATTGACCGCAAACGGGACACTTCCAGCATCAAAAGGTCCGGCGGGTCTTGATTTGGACGCCTGCCGACTGGCTTACATCTGGAGCCTGCGCGCGAAGGCAGCCGGCCGAATTCGCGAGGCGCCGCCACCCGCTACCGATGGCCTTGAGCTAAACGCAGAGCGCGCTCGACTTGCACACCACCAGGCGAACAAGGCCGAGCTGGACGAGCAAGAGGTGCGCGGCGATTTGATCCGTGCAGAGGACGTGACGCGCTCGGTGTCGGATGCGTTCCGCCGAGTGCGCGCTCGGTTGCTGTCACTACCAACCAAGCTGACGCCAATCCTGATCGGTTCGACCGACACGGTTGAGGTGAAAGACGCCATCGAGGCAGGCGTGCTTGAGGCGCTGGCTGAGCTGACCCGCGAGACGGTGGAGGACGATGGACCAGAAGAGAGCGAATAGCCTCGTCTCGTCCTGCTTCGCCGCGTTCGCACCGCCACCGAAACAAACCGTTTCGGAGTGGGCGGATACGCATCGGCAGTTGTCGAGCGAAGCCAGTGCGGAGCCGGGGAAGTGGATCACTAGCCGGGCCGAATACCAGCGCGGGATCATGGACTCTATATCTGATCCACGCGTCGAGACGGTGGTGGTGATGTCGTCTGCGCAGGTTGGGAAGACCGAGGTCATCAACAACCTGGTCGGCTACCTGATGCACCGGGATCCGTGTCCGATCCTAGTCCTGCAGCCGACCATTGAAATGGCGCAGGCGTGGAGCAAGGACCGGCTCGCACCAATGATGCGAGACACCAGCTGCCTGTCTGAACTGGTGCATGTCGGCGGCCGGCGCGAGTCATCGAATACGCTGCTGCACAAGATCTTTCCCGGCGGGCATATCACGCTGGC